CATACTGCCTACCATACTCAAACCTATTACACTTTCTGCATTGTGCGTGTACGTTCCTTTCGTCATACCTTGTGATTAAATACTTTCTACTTATAAAGTGTCCAGCATCACTTTCAGAAAAATGTATTTTTTTACCACAGCTTACACACCCACAATAACCAGTATTGTTATCTGCATCCCTACGTCTTATGTATTCGTGGAATACTTTATCTATCTTATTTTTCCAATATTTTTGTGTTTTTTTTGGCATTGCCTCAAATTAGAATAGACCCCAAAGGTCATTAATTTATTATAACTTTATTATAACTATTTTTTAGTATTTTATGTTTCCCTTTGTTTATCTGTTTATGTTTCCCTAAATATATATCTATTTAAGCATACCATAATTTTATAATAAATGGCTCAAAGTTATTAATTAATTTTTAGAAAAAAAAATAGTAAATTAATTTTAGTTTACTTTTTCCAGTTCTTAGTTATTTTCTCAGCAGAACGCATACCAAAATAACCACCGTAAACAAGTAGTAATAGTGAAGAAAGTAGGTCAATCCAATTAGGGTCTATTTTAAAGCCTTGTAGTGAACTATCTAATATTATGTATATAAATAGTGTAAGGGTTAAAAAGGCAAGTGTAAGGGGTCTTATATTGCGCGTAAGGTAGCTGTCTGTGGCATTGTCGCTTACCCATCGCTTGGTGGTTTCTTCTATTTCTTTGTTTTGTTGCTCGTGTATTAATTGCTGAAGTTTTATTTTGTCCTCTATCGATATGTCAGCCTTTGTAATTTCTTTAATTGCTTCGCCTGGAGATATAACACCCTCAAGCACATTACCCAAAGCTGGGTTTATAACCTTTGCAGCACCAAGTAAAAGCTTTCCTACGGTTGTATCTTTAAACTTCTTTTTCATTATTTTTTCTATAATCCCAACGTGCTTCTGTGCCTCTTATGTCTATGTGGGTAAAAGTGTCATACTTGCCCAAGCCACCACATTTTATAAAGCCACCTTGTTGTAATTTGTCAAGTGCAATAGCAACTTCGTCTGGTGTTAGGTTTTTTACAACTATGTCCGCTGCCTTACCTTGCAAGTGTTGTGATTTTAATGTACCACCATTAATACCATTCCAAGCCTCACATCTGTAAGCACTATTTATTGTTATAGGCTCTTGTAATTCATCTCTGACAATTTGTAGGTTTTCTGCAAGTTCTTTGATGTTTCTATATACATCATCTGGCATCCTACAATAACAACCCTCAAGGTTGCCTTTGCACTCAAACTCTTTTAGCTTAAAGTTCTTTGTCAGCTTCATTCTTTTTCTTGTAGGTTGCGTATATCTTTTGCAGCGTATAAACAATAGAAGCCAAAAGAAGTATAATCTTTAAACTATTTTCAACAGCAGTAAAACTAACACCTAAAGTGATTATGTTAAATATATACAATTTGATATCCTCTAAACTCATTTTACATTTTGTTTTCTTGATAGTCCACACCGTAAAAACTGTGTACTCCGTTACCATCTATATTACCAACAGCAGCAGACTTCCATCCGTAAGGATGCTCTGCTACAATAACATTACCCTCTTCATCAACAGTATCTTCTAATCTCCACATAACGTCTAAGTGGTACTTGTCGCTTAATACTGGTGCTTTGGTTTCGTTGCCCTCTTCATCGTATTCGCCTTGCTCTAAAACAATATGTCCTAATTTTACAATAGCGTGTCTGTGTGTTGGGTACTCGTTCCCATCTTCGTCTGTATCTACTCCTAAAGCTTTTATTTTAGCCTCAGCAGCTGCTTGGTCTTTAAATTCGTATTTTCCTATTTTCATTTTATTTACTTTTAGTTATAACTATTAGTGTTTATATGTATAGTTTTTTTAATTTTTTTATCTTATTGTGTTTCTTATGTAAAGATTTACCCTTGTTTTTATCATAGGTGTAATTGCTACACTTGTGTTAATTTTTGTAGTTGTTCGTCTGTTAGTGCTTCTTTAAATACTGCAACTGTTTTAACTTTTCCTTCAAAGTTGTAGCCGCCACCTCCATCATCAAAGCTTAATGTTGTTAAAGTGTTAGCAGGTATAACAGAGCCACTTGAACTTGATGCTATTTCGTTTCCATCTAAATAAAAACTAAAATCATTAACTTTCCATTTTACAGCGATTTTATGAAAGTCAGTAATTGTAGAGTTAATTAATTGGTCAAATATATTAGATGATGAATTTCTGTAATTAATTCTTATTTGGTTATAAACATTGTAAGAAATAATCACTCTATTATTAGTAGTTCCATCATTTATTGTAATCTCTCTTGCCGTGCCTTGATTACCAAGTGCAGCTATCTCCGCATATAAAACTCCCTCTGTTGAATTTATTAAATCACTACTACCAGCATTGTTGCATACATCAGCTAATCTTGTAACGGTGCTTCCGCTTGTTGGTATGTAAGAAGTTGCAAATGATAAGGCCTCTACTTGATGACCCCAATACGCTATTGACGAATTGCCAACCCCTATTGACTTCCCAAAATACCCCCTAATTAATGTTTCTAATGAACCGTCGACAATATTAAAAACCGCCTCAAACCTATCAAAGCCATTAACATTTGTTTGTATTTGTGTCGTGCTTCCAACTTGTGTACAATTAACTAATGCTTTTATTTCTAAATCTCCAACAAAACTTGTGTCGCTTGGTGTTGAAATTCTTTTACGATACCAAGCGTAAGTAAGTTTACTGTCGGTGGCATAAGAACCACCCGCAACTGAATATTGGTATCTATCAGAAGTACTATCTGGCACTGGTCTTACAGCAGTATTTGTTCCATCTGGTGCTGTTGTTAGTATTTCAGAAGCTGGATTATTCCCATAAGAACCCCCAGAACTATCAATAACTAAATTAGTAGACTGCGGCTCTAACAACAAACTCCCCGTTCCATCTGTATAATCTATTCTTGGTAAGTCTGTGTCTTCTGTTATTTCTATTACTGATATGTTGTCTAATTCTACATTTAACCCTGTGTAGCTTCCTGTTGTCTGTAACCAGAAATAACCATTCGATGGCATTATAAATTCTGTTGTAAATTTTCCATTTTGAATATCAGTAGTCAAAATTGGTGTAACTGAACCGCCTGTATATCTATAAGCAAACGCACCACTTATTGATAAAGTGGGTATGTCAAATGTTAATCTATATTTATTGCCTGATAATAAATAATCAACCCCTATTTGATTTGTTAATTGACTATATTGACTTGCATTTGTAATAAACGCTTTAGTTCCATCAGTTTCAAAATCTCCTAAAAAAGTCCAATTCTGTCCGACCTCTTTGATTGATACGTTGTCTATTGAGCCAGTAAAGGAATTTGAATAAAAAACAAAACGTAAATCTGAAAGAGAAGAAATATAGGCAATATAAGTTCCATTTGCATTATAATCAATTGATTGTGAATACCGCCCTACAAATGCTGGTCTTACAGAACCAGATATATAATTTGAAATGCTAAAAACTATTTTATAATTTTTATTAGCGTTTCCAACATTACTTTGTAGTAAGTTTTCATTTGTGCCATTACAAGTTGCTACACCACCACTTATACTCCAACCAGTTCCTTTTACCCAATCACTATCAGTTGCAAAATCACCATTAGTAACTTCTTCACTACCTATTTGTGAGAAATCTCCGTTTTGTACTAAATTCCCACTTAATATCTGTACATCTTCTATAAGTCCTTGTTCGTTTACTCTTGTGGCACTTGAGCCTCTTGTAAAGTCAAAGTCTGCTGTTTCTCTTACTGTAATATCATTCCAATATGCATAATTTCCAACTCCTAACCCTGAAATTATAGTTATATAAATAGTTGTTTGGTATGGAGTAATTGTAAGAGTTCTTTTACCTGTATTAGTAAATTTGTTTTCAGCGTAATAATCAGTTCCGTTTGGTGAATTTCCAATTCTTACATAATTAGATGTTGAAGTTCCTACATCTACAAGATTATATGTTATTTCATATTTTTTCCCTAATTCTACATTAACAGCTATATAGGCATATCCAAAACTACCAACATTATCAGTTAATTTTATATTACCATTTTCATTAACGATTGTAGCGTTATTAGTAGCAGTCCAATTACTCGCATCATTTGAATTAGGTATGATGTTACTATATTGAACAGGCTTAACACTATGTAAAGACCCATTATCGTAAGCTGTTGGTGTTAGTAATATACTTGGCTTTGGGTATATATCAGCCATTAGCTTGTCTGTTTCGTTGCTATTCTCGTAATAGTCTGAACGTACAAACATTTTATTAGTAGCAGAATATTTCTCGTAAACATCTGCCCAGTATTTATCATTTACTGCATTACCCCAATTACTTCTATGATATATTTCGTTTGCCATATTATGTTGTTAATTCTGTTAATTCTGCATCTGTTAATGCTGTATCGTAATATCTTAAATCTTTGCATCTTCCATAGAAAATAGTAGAAGAATGAATAGGTCTTCTAAAATCCAATGTATTTAAAGTATTAGCATTAAAAGAATTTGTTATTGTAGATGACCCAATTTCAGTTCCATTAATATAAAATGAGTAATCAGAAGATTTATATTTTATAGCTATTTTATTTATATTTTTTACATCATAATTTGTTGTAAAAGAATTAAATAATGTAACATTAGCTTTTTTTACTTCTGCTCTAATTCTATTTGAAGCACCTCCATAAAATAATGATACTCTATTATCTGTTGTGCCGTCATTTAATGATATTTCTCTATTTGTTAAGTCATCAGATAACGCACTTATCTCTGCATATAATACACCTTCTAAACTGTTGAATACATTTACATCTCCAGCATCTGTGCAAACATCTGCGTTTCTTGTTGCTAAACCGCCCTCTGTTTTTATGTACGAAGTTGAATAAGTGTCTTTTTCTAATTGAATACCCCATACATACATAAAACAACTATCTGAACTATCAGTCAAAGCAGTTGTAACTACATCATTTTTTGGAGATATTAAAACAGTAATAGAACTGTGGGCATCTGTTGATACTGCAAAAGACAACCTTACCCATCCATCATTGTAGTTTTCAGCCTTTGTGCTTAATATTGTAAAATCTACAAAATCAATAGAAGCGTTTATTGTACCTTGTTCAAAGTCATATTGTAAATAGGCTCTGTCTGGGTAATCTCCTTGTAAAGCCAATGTAGCATATCTGCTATCTCCTTTTTTCACAAATACAGAAAGCGTAAAGTTTTGAACTTCAGAAGCAGTCTTAGTGAAGAGTTTAGCCAACCTATCTGAGCTTGTTGATGTTCTTTGTAGTTTATCAGCACTTAAAGTTCCATCTGGAGAAGTTGTTTGATTTGCAGTAACGCTAACGCCAGTTTTTATCCAATAAGCATTATCTATTTGCTCTGAATAGTGTGCAAGATTTGTTCTGGATGGCTCTAAAAGTAAATTAGGACAATTAGAGTTAAACCAATCAAGTCTTGGTATGTCTGCTGCGACCTCTTCAATAAGTCCATCCTTGCGTACTCGTGTGGCTACTGTATCTCTATCAAAAGTGAAATCCCCACTACCATCACTTGGCAATACAGAGTAAACCTTTGTGGCTTTTTGTCCGCTTGGTATTAATGCTAAAGTTGGCTTACTCATTCTTTTTGTTTTTTATCTCTTCCTTTTTCAAGGTTTCAATAATATATTTTTTTAGTTTACTAAGGTTTGTTTGTTTTACCTTATATCTCATAGTACCCAGCCTTTATAAGTTGTGTCTGTGTCTGGGTCAATATCCTCGTTTGTGTTACTGTTGTACTCTGGAAACAAGTTATCGTTAAAACTAAGGTAATCTACCAATCTTGTAGAATAGTAGTTAGCGTATTCTCTCGCCTTTGCCACTAAGTAATCTACTTCGTTTTTATCTACGTTCTGTGCTGTTTCGCTTGTGTGCTTAAACACCCCACCGTTTTTTATTTGATATGCAGCAAAAGGTATGTAATTCATCTGTGCAAACCATATTAAAGTAGGCTGAACGTAAGTATTTACTAAGCTTAAATAATTACCAGCCAAAGTACCAGCAACAATATCAGCACTTATCTTATTGTAAAGGTCTGTGCCTAACAAATTTTGTATGTCTATTTGTTGTGCTATCTTAATAAATTGTATAAACTTATCTGTGTCTACATTACCATCAATGATAGAGTTTTTTACTAAGTCCGTTCTGTTTATAAATAGTGCTGTTGCCATTAGTTCTTAAATCCTATTTTGTTCCAATATTCAGCAGTATAACCCTTATACTTCATATCCTTTGGTGCTACTGGTACTTTCTGGGCGTTTGCTTCTGGCTTAAAACCTCTTTTTCTTGCCTCTGTTGTTGTAATCGCATCGCCTAAGCCTTTAGCACCATCTTTGCGTACATACGTCTTTCTGAGCCATTTGTGTTGGCATCTTGCACCACCCTTGTATAACCAGATTGAGTAAGTATCGCTTCCACCCTTACCAAAGCCAGCATTAACTACTTTTGTGTCCATTGATATAATATCTTCCTTACGGTAAACCTTTTTAGCATCTACCATTTTTTTACAGAAAGGTCTTGAGTTTGCGCTGTATCTTTGTGGGGAATACATATACCTAACTAAAAAAGTGTTACCCTCTTCAGCTTCTTGTTTGCTTTCTCCATCTTGTTCGCTTTCTCTAAAAGGCTTTGCGCTACCAGTACTTACAAACTCCCAGATTTTAGCAAGTGTACTTTTTTCTTTTTCTTCGGTATTAGGTTTGTTAAGGTCTGTTATAAGTTCGTCTAAGCCATCTTCTTGGTCGTAATTAACCTCACGTTCATCCATTAGGTCAAAATCGCTTAAAAGGTCTGCTTCGTCTTGTCCTAAGTCTATTAAGGCATCTGCTATATCGCTACCTAATTCCTTTGGTAAGTCTTTGGTTAACTTTACGCCAGTTTCTTCTTCTCTTGTTTCTTCATCTTCTACGTTTTCAAGGTCTGTAAACTCAAGCGGTTGTAAAGTCTTAAAATATAGTTTTAAAGAGATATTATTGTAAGCAAGTATGCTATCAAAGGCATCTATTAAAAGGTGCTGAAATGGTCTAATAACGGTGTTATCCATAAGCACAGAAGCAGTCTGTAACTCGTCAGCGTTATTACCTAAACCAGTACTGTCTTTAATTCCTAAAAGCATAGGAGAAACAACTCTATGAGCTACCATTATTTTTTTACCACTTTCGTCTGATAAAAACTGATATTGGTTATGTGCATCACTTAATTGTATTGGCTCTATTGTAGCTTGGCTCTCTGCGTTATCATTAAAAGCAAGTATAAACTTACCAGCGTTGCTTGAGCCACTAAATTTAGAGTAGATACGGTTTTCTAAGTTTTGACGTTCCTCTGCGTTTGGTGTACCGTTGTTAAAGTTAATTAACATTGATGGTGCTAAACCATTAAGGATGTTGTTTAGGTGGTAGTTAGATATTTCTTCCTCTAACTCTGCGTACTGTAAACCACCCTGATAGTCAGGGCTGGAATAGTACTTGTAACCAGCTCTGTAAGGCTTAACGTAAATAATCTCAATACTCTCGTTTGACGTGCCGAAAGCTGGTATGCGTTTTAGTTCTGTTCTTGGTTTTACATTACTCCAGTCATCACTATAATAGTAGCCAGTTATTTCGCCTTTTTCGTTGCATTTCTCTGCTCTTAAATTCTCTACTGGAATGTGTTCTACTTGTGCGATTGTTTTTCTGTCCTTTGAGTAAATAACTTGTATTGAGCATTGACCCATAAGCTTTAAATCGTAACACAACTTGCGTACACAATCCTTTTTAAATAAAGTAATCATTTTAGCGTAAGCCTCTGGCTTTTTGTTGCTGT